CGTACCTGTTAGTGCGCTGCAGGCAATTGCCCCCGGCGCAAGTATCGAGCTGTTTGAGCTACAGCTAAATGCTGCGCAACATGGTGTAGACGAAACATACTGGTTCCACGCTGGTGTCAATGCAACGGGCAGCAACGGCGACATCATCTTTAATAGCCTAACCTACCTAGCCTTTCCCCTTGAAGCAGAAGGGTTTGAGTACAGCGGGCAAGGGCAGTTGCCACGGCCAAAGTTGCGTATTAGCAACATCTTTGGCACTATCACAGCATTACTCCTGACGCTACCAAGCGGCATAGAAGGCGCGAAGGTGACTCGCATTCGCACCTTAGCCCGTTACATCGACGGCGTAAACTTCCCCGGCGGCACAAACCCATATGGCACACCAGACCCCACGGCAGAGTTTCCCCGCGAGATCTACTACATTGACCGCAAGGTAGTTGAAACCCGAGACGTCATTGAGTTTGAGCTAGCAGCGGTATTTGATCTGATTGGCGTTCGTGCACCAAAGCGCCAATGCGTCAGCAACGTATGTCAGTGGAAATACCGTGGCCCCGAATGCGGCTATGCCGGCAACGCATACTTCAACACCAACAACCAGCCCGTTGCAACACTGGCTGAAGACGCTTGCGGCAAGCAGCTAAGCAGTTGTGAACTGCGCTTTGAGCAGCAGTACCGCACCGGCTCAGTAACAGCTGGCAGCAATATCCTCACGCTTACGCAGGTCAGTTCATTCAGTACTGGTGATCCAGTCACAGGCTTCGGCCTGCCCACTGGTACGACCGTTGCAAGCGTAAGCGGCGCCCTAGTGACGCTGAACCAGAACGCCACTGCTAGTACGGGCGTGGTGACAACTGGCACGATCCAAGGCAACTACACGCAGATTGTCGTTTCCAGTGCCACGGGCATAGCTCCTGGCATGGCTGTAGTGGGAAACTACCTGCCCGCCAATTGCCAAGTAGTCGCGGTTTCCGGCACTACGGTTACGCTTAGCTCAACCGTAGACCTTACGCAATTCTTTAGTGTAGTTGGCTCTGCTACCTCACTGGTTACCGTTGACTTTGCAGTCTACTTTCCTCAAGCTACATCGCTTACTGTTGGGTGGTTTTTAGCTAGTAGTGTATTGCCTCTTAATAGATACGCTCAAATAACAAATATACGTTCTGTTACAACAAAAACATCGTCGGGTAGAAATACGCTTATTTCACGCTACACCGTTGCAGATATAAGCCAAAACCAAGGGAACAACGCTGATGCAGCATGGACTTTCTACGTGTTTGCTGGCATCCCATCAGCCACCTACACATTCTCCGCAACTGATCAGTCCTACACATTCAGGGCCAACGCAAACATACCGTTCGGGAGTTTTCCGGGTGTGGGCCAGTACACGGTGTAATCATGACCTGGCAAGCCACAGCTTTAGAACACGCGCAAGCTGAAGACCCCCGCGAGGCGTGTGGCCTGCTGGTCGTCATTAAGGGCCGCAAGCGTTATGTGCCATGCCGCAATCTTGCAGCAAGCCCCAATCAATTCTTTCTACTGGATCCTGCTGATTGGGCGGACGCTGAAGACCAAGGCGAGATTGTCGCCATCGTGCATAGTCATCCCGTCACGCCGCCAACGCCCTCACCAGCAGACCTGGCAGCGTGCGAAACCAGCGGCCTGCCTTGGCATATCGTCAACCCCAAAACCGGGCAGTGGGGCGAATGTACGCCGTCGGGGTACAAGGCGCCGCTAATTGGCCGCGAGTGGGTGTGGGGCGTCCACGACTGCTGGACCCTCACCCGTGACTGGTACGCCGAGCAAGGCATCACGCTCCGCGACTGGGAACGCTGCAACAACCCTGACGACTTTCAACTATCGCCCTACTTTGACAAGTGCTGGCGCGACACCGGCTTCAGAGAACTGGACGAGGACGAAGAACTGCAGCACGGCGACGCACTGCTTATGGCCATCAACAGCGCCGGCCTCAACCACTGCGCCATCTACCTTGGCCATCAAGAAGTGCTGCACCACATCCAACATCGACTAAGCGGGCGCGACTTCTACTCCGGCTGGCTCCTAAAGTGTACGGGTAGGAGGTTGCGTCATGTTGCGTAAGATCAAGCTATACGGCAAGCTGGCCAAGTTTGTCGGCCACCGCATCCTTGAAGCTGACGTAGCAACCGCCGCTGAAGCCGTGCGGTTCCTAGTTGCGAATTGGCCCGAGTTGGAACGCCACATGGCTGACCAGCATTACCGCGTCAGCGTCGGCACCTACGACCTCGACCTAGAAGAGCTGCACGACCCTGCCGGCCAACAAGAAATCAAAATTGTGCCCGTCATGGCCGGCGCTGGTGGTGCAGCGGGGCGGATTATTTTGGGCGTATTGCTGATCGCGGGCGCGTTTTTTACAGGTGGCGCAACTCTTGGACTACTTGGTCTTGCTGCTCCAGTAGCACTTAGCAGCGTCCTTCTCTTTGCAGGTGCAACCCTCGTCCTTGGTGGCGTCGCCCAGCTACTCACGCCTACGCCAAAAGTCCCCACCGGCCCTGACACCCAAAACGATCCACGCAAGAGCTACAGCTTTAGCGGCATCCAAAACACCAGCCGCCAAGGCGTACCGGTGCCGATCGTCTATGGCGAAACCATCGTCGGCAGCGTGGTCATCTCCGCTGGCATTGACACCGTGCAGGTGCAGGCATGACCATCATCGGCGCAGGCGGCAGCGGTGGCGGCAAAGGTGGCGGTGGTGGCGCTGCTCGCACCCCAACCACTGCAAACGACAGCCTCGACTCAACTCAGTACGCTCAGGTCATTGACCTAATCAGCGAAGGCGAGATCGCTGGATTGAAAGACGGGTTCAAAAGCATCTTCCTTGATAACACCCCGCTGCAAAACCCAGACGGCACCTTCAACTTTCAAAACGTCACGATCTACACGCGCAATGGCACCCAAAATCAAGATGCAATCCCTTTTGCTGGTGTAATCGAGGATGAACGCCCGGTCAGCGTAACGGTCCGCAGCGATGGCGCTGTCACTCGCACCATCACCGATTCACAAACCGAAGCCGTCCGCGTCACCATCACAGTGCCGCGCTTGGAGCGCATCACCAACGAGGGCGACACCGTAGGCGAATCGGTCCGGCTGCAGATCGCCATTCAATACAACGGTGGCGGCTTCACTACCGTCATTGACGACACCATCGCAGGGCGATCCGGCGACCTGTACCAGCGCGATTACCTGATTGGCCTAGCTGGCACGTTCCCGGTGGATGTCCGCGTCACACGCATCACGCCAGACAGCAATGACCTACGGCTGGCCAATGAGATCTCCTGGTCTAGCTACACCGAAATCATCTACGCCAAGATTGCCTACCCCAACAGCGCACTGGTTGGCATCCGAATTGATGCCGAGCAGTTCAACAGCATCCCCAGCCGCAGCTATCGGGTGCGTGGCGTCAAGGTGGCCGTACCCAGCAATGCAACCGTTGATCAAACCAACGGCCGCATCACCTATGCAGGCGTCTGGAATGGCACCTTTGGCGCTGCACAATGGACCAGCGACCCAGCCTGGATCTTGTGGGATTTGCTGACTAGCACTAGGTACGGCTTCGGTGAGCACATCACCGCCGCAAGCCTAGATAAGTTTGCATTTTTCTCCGCGTCGCAATACGCCTCCGAGCTGGTGCTGGATGGCTTCGGCGGCTACGAGCCTCGCTTTAGCTGCAACTGCAACATCCAAACGCAGGAGGATGCGTACAAGCTGATCAACGACATGTGCAGCGTGTTCCGCGTGATGCCCTTCTGGGGCCTCGGCTCGCTGACCGTCGCCCAAGATAAGCCCGTTGATCCGGCCTACCTGTTCACGCTGGCAAACGTCACCGAGGAAGGTTTCAGCTACAGCAACAGCAGCCTTAAGACGCGCCCCAATGTTGCCGTAGTCAGTTACCTGGATCTACAACTACGCGACACCGTATTTGAGGTAGTAGAAGATGCTGAAAACATCGCCAAGTATGGCGTCATCAAAACTGAAATCAGCGCCTTTGCCTGCACCAGTCGCGGCCAAGCACGCCGCATTGGTGAGTGGATTATCTATTCCGAGCGCTACGAAAATGAAACCATCACATTTACAACCAGCGTTGATGCCGGTGTTGTAGTACGGCCAGGCCAGGTAATTGAGGTAGCTGATCCAGTCAAAGCTGGTGCAAGGCGTGGCGGGCGCATCTCTGCCGCGACAACGACAGCCATCACAGTTGATGACGCCACCGGCCTAACGGCATCAGGCGCTCAACTATCTGCAATTCTGCCCAGCGGCACCGTCGAGAAACGCACGGTTGCATCCATCGCCGGCAATGTCATCACGGTGTCAAGCGCATTTACCACTGCGCCAAATGTAAATAGCGTTTGGATCTACGAAACCACCAATACCCAACCATCAACGTGGCGAGTGCTGGGCATTGCTGAGCAAGACGGGACTAACTATACCGTCAGCGCACTGTCATATAACGCGGGCAAGTATGACTACA